GTCTGCCATTATATTTTCCTATTTCTAAGTTCCCTTCGGTATAAGAGACGGGGAATAACCCCGTCCCTATTCATATACTTATAATCAGATTAACTATAATATTATGTTGTTGTGTTTGATTCCCAGTATTGAATTGAGAAAGTTACTCCAAACTCTTCAACACCTTCATCAGTACCATAATCTAATGTTATTGCTGCTACTTCTGTTGGGAAACAACTTCTAAAGTCATATCTTTTGATAGTACTTCCGTCCCTATCCAACTGTTCAACAATCATATCACACTGATATTCTAGTGGATTTGTTAAACCTGTGTTAGCACTATGACCTGACATACCATTCATCCATCTTTCGAAGGAATCTCTGATTTGAAAGTCTGTGTCATTTAGAACAGTAACACTCCAAGTATCAAATTCACGATTACCAGCAAGAGTAATTTCTCTTCCTCGGAAAGGAATATTAACCGTACCTATTTTTGAAGCAGGAAGTTGTGATGCCTTACATAAGAAAGATGTAAGTTCAACATTACCGCCAGCATAAGCAGGGAAGTTTACAGTTGCTTTAAAGAGATTAGCGCGTGCGCCACCACCTCTTAGTTTGGATTTAAAATCGTCTAATCCTAATATTGCCATTGTCTATATCTCCTTAAACTGTGCCAACGACTTCTTCAAACTCAACACCCGTTCTAACTGCAACAAAGTTAAGTGTTACATAGTTAATTGAGTGAGCAGGTTTGATGAAGATGCTTGCTACGAATTTGTTTGACTCAACGACACTAGGAGGATTATTGGTTGCGTCACATATAACACGGAAATCCGTGATACCTCTACGACCTTTAATCTCACGTAGGAATGGTTCTACAACGTTTACGAACTCTGCGCGAGTAAACTCGTCATTGAATTCAAACATTACGTTTCTTCCTGCCGCACCTATTGCGCGTTCTATACCCAAGAACAATCTACGAACGTTTATTCTGTCGAACGCGGATGGTCTTGCTGAGTTTGTTTTATCACCGAATAGTATAACTCCATCTCCTGGAATATTTGCTATTGGGTTGATACCTACTTTGTATAACGCATCTCTTTCTGCTTTTGTAGGAGAAAGAATGATATCTGTTATTCCAAGATATCTACCACGTCTTGCACCAGCGGGTGAGAACCAACGAGCAGCAGTTAAGTCTGTTGCCGCCATAAGTCCTGCGGTTGATGAAGCAGCGGGTATCTTGATGTACTTATCGTTATACTTGTCATATACTTTTAAGAAGTTATTGTCTTGTACGAAGTAAGTTGACTTGGTGTATGTATTGTTACATGCGAGAACAGCAGCGTTAGTACCTGTTGTTACAACTGCAGTACGTGAAGGTGATGCTACTGCAACACAATCTTTACGTGCTTCTGCAGAAGCAATCAAATCATTTACGATTGTTGTTGCATCTGATGTTGATACTGATTGTGGAGCAATCAAAAAGTCTACTTCAATGTTGTCTACATCTTCGAACTTGTCAAATCCACGAAGAACATCGTCTGTTCCTAATGAAGCAGATGTAACACCACCGTTAAGTGACCAATCAGATTGCGATAGTTCTGCAGCGAATGTTGCGGCAAAATCTTCTGCTCCGGTTGTAGCGTTATTGCCCCATTGTGTGCCAATGAAGTCAGATGCAGATGCAGTAGCGCCTGTGTGCCCTACTCCAGCATAGACCCACTGAGACTGATTCTTCAATACATCTTTAAAGTAGTTTGATGAACCATCAGCATTCTTTGCGTTTTTAGCAACTGATACGAATGGGAATGTTTCTAGAACTGTATTCTTAACTCCGGATATAAGACCATCTTCATCAATGACTGCAATATGAACTTCGTCATTCTTACCACCTAATGATGATACGTAAGAGGATGTTCCTGGTTTTGCGTCAAAGTTTGATTTGTATGCCCAAGCATTAAATGCGCTTGTACTACTATCTGAGTGAGTACCAACCATAGAAACTTTAACTGAGTTTCCTAAAACTCCTGGATATTTCGCAATAAATGCGCCATCAGAGGAGTCAATAGTTGCATTTTCAAATGCGTCTAGAGTGTTAAATGTTTGAGTAGTGAGAGTACCTAATGTACTGTGGTTTGCTACGGCATTCCTTGCATCTGTATCTTGTTCACGAACAACAAACAGAGAGTTGGAATAACGTAAGAAATATGCGGCAGAATGAAAATCTACAGCATTATCGTCGGTGGGTGCAGAAAATGCAGTCACAAGACCTGTTTCATCTGAAACGAGTGTTGCCTGTCCAACTGGTCCCCATCCGAAATTCCCGACCATTGCACCAGTTGAAGTTTGAACGTTCGGGACTACACCCGTTAGGTCAATTTCTTTAACTGTTACAGCAGGGGAAGCAGAGGGTGTAAAAAGTGCCATTTACTTTTCCTTTATAGTTATCTAATTATAAGTTAATCATAATACGTTTTTTGTTTCAATACTTCTATTTATAATAACAATATATTATAGATTATTACCATTCTTCTACGGGTTGCCATATAGAATTAGGTATTTCTCCTTGAAGTTCGTCGTCAAGTCCGTCATCAATATATCCTACAGACGGAACATCATCTTCTATTTCTTTCATTCTCTTTGCAAACATCATATCCTTTAGATTTATATCTGTCATATCTGAGAAGTATTGAGTAGATACAAAGTAACCAAACATTACGAGGTTCATCATTAAGTCATCGTGGTTACCATCTGACGCGGCATATGAGTTCTTCCTTGAGGTAAATGTGGATATCTCTAGTATCGTATGTTCGTCTACAATCTCTAGTTTTTTGTGTTCAAGGATATCTTTGATTGCAGTACACCCAAGTCGTTTTACTTTACGGTTCATCTCAATCCCGATACGGTCTGCTTTGATAACACTCTCCATATGAATGTTGTCGTATTCCATATCCTGATACAAACCATTACAAACTACTGTACCTTGGTCATTTGATTCTACCACAACATATGCGTCATTGTAGAGTTTACCATACTTATATATAAGTGTAGGGAAGAGAAACGGAGATATATTATTATTGCGATAAACAGCAACCTGTGAAAAAGGTCTTTTGCTAATGTCGATTACCGTAAAGGTAGAAAAGTCCTGACCCCTTCCTTTCGCCACATCAACGGTCATGATATATTCGTGACCTTTGACGGGTTCTTCATAGACCAATAGGTCGCCACCTTCTGCATATTTTTTAGGTGGTTTTGCGCGGAATGACAATAATGTCTCGGCATTAATGAGGGTATCGCCTGTACCAAAGAAGGTGTTACCAAACTCTTGATCAAACTGAAGTTTGGAAGTGTTCGCTATTGTCTGACGTTTCCATTCCTCATCCCTTCCTGGCACGTCATACCAGTTGACAGTAAACGGAATAAACTCATTCGTCTTTTGTACCGCACCTTCCCATATCTTATGATATGTATTACCGATACCATTTGCGGTAGAGGTTACAATCACCTTGGTATCCTTACCCGCAGAGATAACAGGATATGTAGAAGTATAAAATTCATTAGCACGTTCTACGAATGCAAATTCGTCTAGGAATAGTAGGTTCACTGACATACCACGAATAGAACTACCACTCGTAGCACTGGCAATGATACGAGAGTTATTACTAAATTCTATTGAACCTTTGTTGAGTGCTTTACATCCTGGTTGAAGAAAGAATGGTAAGTTTTCCAACATAAGTGTAACCCTACTTAACATCTCCCTTGCTGTTGCACCTTTGTTTGCGAGTACCGCAATAGTCTTCTCACTATGAAAACAAGCATACCATAATATGTATCCAACCGAACTGATTGACTTACCACTTTGTCTACAAGCAAGTATGACAGAAAAACGATTATTATTGAAGTGTTCGAACATCTTCTCTTGGTATGGATACAAGTCGAAAGGGACTAGTCCATCGTCAAGGGATATTACTTTAAGATATTTCTTACAGAAGTAAACAGGGTTTTTAGAACACTTGACGTATTCTTTTACTTCTTCTTCTGTAAAATTATGTTGGACACCATCACGTTTGACATTAATATTGCCAAGGTAGGTGTCACTTTTCGGATTCAACATCTATCACTTTACTTTCATTCTGTATCAGTCTCTGTAGGTCTGTTGTTGTTCCCACAAAAAGATTATTAGTTACTGTTTTAGCATCCTGAACAATCTCTTCTTTATTGATGTCCTTGTTCTTCTTGTTCAAGTCCATCAACTTATCGTTTACATCTGCGATACCTTTTATCATATTTGAT